TCACTGTTCAACCAGGCTTTCGCGGCATAAAAGCTCACGGTTTGTGATACTGAAAAAGTGAGCAGCCTTAACAACAAACTGATTAAAGTGTTACCGAGGAAATTTACACACTAATTGGGACTTGACTAAGGATACATATAGATACATTGAAGACCTTATAGAAGAAGTAATGCTTTCTTATGGGAATTTTCCACATAACTATAGAGATTTTGAATTTATTTACTTTCATGTGACTACAAGTGCAAATAATTGTTCGTCTTTTAGAAAGCATGGAATATTAGATTTAAAAAAATCTTATTCGTGCCATGATTCAGAACTACGAACTTTCTTAGAAAAACATGGCATTCATATTAATTTAGATGAGAAAGTATTAACATATAATGATCGAGTGTACGATATTACCTATGGGTATTGTCCAAGTCATGGCACAGAAGCCTATAAACGTTGGTTAATAGGCAGGAAGCTATATTTTGATTATGCAACTTGTGGATTTCTGTCAATTTGGGATCAAAGTTCTTATGGTGGAGAGGTACATATTCGACCAGAAATCTTAATGAATATAGATGATCTTCTCAGGTTAAAACTATCCCGAGAATGGGCTTCTAGTCATGCTCCTTACAAGATCGTTGCAAAGGTAAAAGGTGAGAATATTGTATATGATGGTGACGAGAATCAGAGTGAAAAAGACAAGGTTTTAAATTATTTGACAAAAGCATACTGGAATGCTTTTGATGAGCCTAATGAAAATATACTTATACTAAAGAACAATTTTCAAATACCTCCTGCCGATATAATTGAAATAAAGCCAATGAAGTGCTGGAAGAATTGTTGATTTTTTTCCCTAATCTTATGCAAAGAGTTGTCTTCTTAAATCTCCACCCCATTTCTGAAAACAAAAGTAATCTTTCCATCCCTTGAAACCTTGGCATAATCAAGGAGACTTTGCCAGAGGAGCGGGCTGAAGGTTGTCGTTTCATCTTCAGCCAGCAAGGTTTTTATAAAACGCCCGGCCTGAATATGCCGGGTTTTCTTGTCTTCAATTTTCTCGTTGATGGCATCATATTTCTCTTTCACACGGTTGAACCGCTCGACCATCTCATCAAATTCCTGATTGTATTTTTCCTGATCCAAGGCCACTCTGGCGTTATTTTGAATCGCCTGCTCCATGAGCTGCGATATGGATTCCATCTCCGCATAGAGCTTGTCTCGTTCAATCTCCAGTTCTTTCGTGCTGTAGGCGATACTTTCAATTGCTTGAAAATTCGCTTGTATCTGCTCACGGTCTTTAATAAGGATACTTATAGCCTTCATAAAAGCATCTTTTATTTCATCTTCCGTAAAGTGCGGGGTTTGGCATTTCTCTTTAAACTTGCTGTTGCACTGCCAGATAGTTCGTTTGTACTTGCTGTTGGAATGCCAGACCTTGGAGCCGTACCAGTCTCCACAGTCTTCACATTTCAGCTTTCCTGAAAAGATAGTGACGCTGTTCTTTGACTTCCTGTAATCATGCTCAAGCAGTGTTTGCACAAAATCCCAAGTCTCAGGCTCGATGATGGCTTCGTGATTGTTTTTCACATAGTATTGCGGAATTTCACCCTCGTTGATCTTTTTCTTCTTCGTCAGAAAGTCAACGGTGAAAGACTTCTGTAAAAGGGCATCGCCCTTGTATTTTTCGTTTGTAAGGATGGATCTTACGCTTTGGGCACTCCACTTGTCTTTGCCGCCAGGTGTTTTAATCCCTCGAGACGTCAGTTCCTTAGCGACTCCGTAGCAAGATCGTCCTTCAAGGAAAAGACCGTATAAAAGTTTTACGCTTTTGGCTTCCTCCGGATTAACGACTAGATTGCCGTCCTCTCCTCGGTCATAGCCCAAGAAACGGCTAAAAGGAACGGTGACTTTTCCGTCAGCGAACCGCTTTCTTTGTCCCCAGGTGCAGTTTTCAGAAATGGAGCGGGATTCTTCCTGGGCAAGAGAGGACATGATGGTTATAAGAAGCTCGCCTTTGGAATCCAGCGTTTGAATGTTTTCTTTTTCAAACCAGACCTCGATATTTTTCTCTTTCAACTTCCTGACCGTCGTCAAAGTATCAACTGTATTTCTTGCAAAGCGGCTGACAGATTTTGTGATGATGAGGTCGATTTTGCCGTCAAGGGCATCATTTATCATTGCCTTAAATTCAACACGATCCTTGGTGCTTGTTCCAGTGATGCCCTCATCGGCATATACTCTGACAAACTCCCAGTCATTTCGGCTCTTGATGTAATTGGTGTAATAGTCGACCTGTGCTTCATAGCTTGTTGCCTGTTCTTCGCTGTCGGTAGAAACACGGGCATAAGCAGCGACTCGTCTTTTTCGGGGAGAGTCAATGGGCATGGCAGTCTTTTTATTGATTCTGGCAGGTATTGTTGTTACTGACTTGACCATTTTTTCTCCCTCCTGATTTTCTTCATGCGTTCACTTGCTTGTTTACGGTGCTCGGGGTCACTCCAGTATTCCTTCATTCCTTTCAAGGCTTTCTGGCGTCGTTCTTCTGTCCAAGGCGTGCCTCGTTTCTTTTCCTCGTAGCTTCTCTTTTCAAAATGTCCGTCACGGAAATGAAAGGAGACGGCATTGTCCGCTATCTCGCAGTAATCCATCGCCTTGTCCATAGCTGCTTCGTCATATTCCTCAAGCCCCAAGACATCACAGACCAGAGCATTCAGCGTTGATTCCTGAATGGTGTTTGAAGGGCATTCACTAAGTTTTGTCCGGCATCTCAGATAGCATACTTTTGTACCATCTTTCAGGGTTAGTTTTTGTCCATAGAAGCTGTTGCCGCATATGCCGCACCTGATGAATCCCGTATATGGGCTTGCTGCATTTTTTATCCTGCGTGCGTCCTTGCTTCGTCTTTGGCGACTGACCTTTTTCCGGACTTCCGGTGTCCAAGCGTCCTTTCTTGCTGTGGACACATAGGTGCGAGTGACCAAGCTGCCGTCGCTCATAAAAAACTCCAGCAGATCCTTTCCTGTGACCTCAATGTGGTCGACTTTTTCAAGAAAGAGGTCGTCATCAAATTTGTCCACTCCAAGAACCTCGTTGATGAGTTTCTTTAATTGTTCCTCGTGCAAATCTCCTGTTCCGCAGGGGTTGCCTTGACCCGCTTTCCTTGTAGCGCATATCCAGTAGCGGCTGCGGCCGTTGACGAGTTTTCTGCCGGTTCTCTGGAAGCTTCTGTTGCAGTGCTTGCATTTGATTTTAGAAGTCAAAGCAGTTGTCTTGATATGCGGATTGGCAAAGGCACCCAGCTCCCGTTTCTTTTGCCTTATTTCTTGCACCTTGTTAAATGTCTCCTCGCTTATGATGGCGGGGTGGGTGTTTCTCGCATAGTATTGCGGCAACTCGCCATTATTGTATTTTGTTTTTCCTGAGCCGAAGGTATCAATGTAGGTTTTCTGAAACAGGGTGTTTCCTGTATAACGCTCCTGCTGTAGAATCTGCCGGATGCTGCTGTTGCTGAAGTGTCCTCCCGTATAAGATTTCACTCCCATTTCTTCGAGCTGTTTTTCAGTCTTTTCCGCCGAGATGCCGTTTAGGTAATTCTCATAAATGAGCCTTACGATTTTTGCTTCTTCCTCGACAATGACAAATTCTTTTCCTGTCCAGCGGTAGCCATAGATGTGAAAGGAGTTTCCGATGCCTTTTTGAAAGTTCTTGCGGATGCCCCATTTCACGTTCTCGGAAATGGAGCGGCTTTCTTCCTGGGCAAAGGAAGCAAGAAGCGTCAGCATGAGTTCTCCGTCTTCGGAGAGGGAGTTGATTTTTTCCTTCTCAAACCTAACTTCAATTCCTAAAGCTTTCAGCTCTCTAATTGTCTCCAAGAGATCAACGGTGTTTCTGGCAAAGCGTGAAATGGACTTTGTCAGGATAATATCTATTTTCCCGTCTCGTGCATCCTGCAGCATTCTTTGAAACTCCGGACGATCAGTCGTTATTCCGGAGACCGCCTTGTCGGCATAAACCCCGGCATATTCCCAATCGGCATTTTCCTGAATGAGTTTGCTGTAATAACTGATCTGAGCGGAGAGCGAATGCGGCGTTCTGCCTTTTTCGATCGATATCCGTGCGTAAGCGGCCACACGTTTTTTCCTCGGCGGCTCAATCTTCACGGCGTTCACTTTTTGTATTATTTTCGTCATGAACTATCACCTCCACTCATATACATCACTCTAAAGAGGATAAATAGCAAGTAATAAATGGCCGATTAAGGGCTGATATTCTTCTTCAAAATATTGTGCGAGATTGCGGCTTTCTTCGGCTGTAAGAAGCCCGTTTTCAAACAGGTTTTCTACCAGCAATAAGGCTTCCTGATATCTTGCTTCTCTTTCAAATTGCTCTGCGGTCATGAAGCACCACCTCCAAAGCGATGGGCGATGTAGCATTCATGGGAGCAGTATTTTCTCTTTTTGTTGCCGTAGGAAATAAAGGTCTTTTGGCAGTGGTTGCAGGTCAGCTCGTAGTTCGCTTTTCTCTTGATTTCCTCCGGGTGATCCTTCCACCAGGAAAGCCTGCACACATCCGAACAGAAGGTTTTCTTCTTTGCTCCGTCGGTTTGCGTGAGCTTCTTTCCGCATTCTTTGCAGAATAAGATTTCTTCAAGTGCGGCTGTGCCGGATCGATTTCCCGTCAGACCGTTTCGTCTGCAATAGGACTTCACGGTGTTGACGGAAAGATCGAGTTTCTGGGCTATCGCCTTGTAGCCTGCACCTTTATCCCTTAGTTTCTTGATGGCTTTTCTTTGGAGGTCATTCATCTTAGACCTCCGTTCTCGTATTTCTTTTTTAGCCATTTCTTAGCACAGTCTTCGCAATAGACATCCGTGTTGCAGAGTGTGCTGTCTTCTTCGCTCAAGACTTCGGCCAAGTCGATGGGGATTTCTTTTCCGCAGACCGGGCAATTCCCGTAGATGTTGTCGTCGGTGAGATAGGTAATCAGCTCGCCGTTATCTTGAAGCGTCAGCTTGGTATAAAACATAATCCGTCCTCCGGTTTCTTTGTGATAGGGAGAACTCCCTTCACTTTCCCCTTGGACAGAACGGGTGGTTTTGAGTAATTAATCTTTCTGGTAGAAAGGACAGGTGAATCCGTCCGCATCAAGCTTCAAGCCTTTAACCCATTTAGGAGTCCGGCTCATCTGTTCGCAGACAGCTTTGACAGACATATGGGGATCTGCTTCGATGACAATCTCGTCATGGACATGCATGACGATGTCGGAATGCTTGAAAGTCATGAGGGCACCGCATAGGATGTCGCGGGAGATGGCCTGCACGATGTTCTCGACAAGCTTTGCACCGTAAGTCTCGATTCGCTCCCAGCGTTTTCCCGTTCCGACGCCTTCATAGGTGATGGAACTTCCTCCGAAGCGGTTTTCTTCGATGCGGGGTTTCATGTAGAAAAGCTCCCGTCCGGATGGAAGGGTGATGATGAGGATGCCGGCTTGACAGCGGAAACGGATGTTTTTAACTTTTCTTTCTGTCCGCTCCCTAACAGCTGCCAGGCTCGCTCGGTCGACTTCCTGCCAGAGCATAACGATACGGGGGTTTGTTGCACGCCAAGCGTCCACTAAGCCCGGCAGCTCATCTTCAGAAAGCCCCATCTCGATGGCTCCCATCGCCTTCAAAGCTCCGACCGAGCCGCCGTAGCCGCAGGCAAGTTCTGCGATTTTCCCTTTCTGCCTGAGATGGGCGTTGATGCCGTGCTTTTCAACAGGTACACCGAACATCTCGGAAGCGGACTGGCAGTAGATATCTCCGCCTTTCGAGAAAAGCTCTATACGCCATCTTTCATCGGCCAGCCAGGCGAGAACTCTCGCTTCAATTGCAGAATAGTCGGCGACAAGGAAGGTGCGTCCCTCTTTCGGAATAAAGGCTGTGCGGATAAGCTCCGATAATA